TAAGGTCATTGGACCAAAGTTCACCTCTTTTGAAGCTGTTAAAATTTATACTTAATTCATTTTTATAATAATCAGTCAATAGCGTAAAACAGTCTTGGGTTCCTATTTGAAACGCTCTGCCCACGTAGGGGTCTTGATACTCTTCAGGTTCGAATAAAAGGAATTTATCTCTCTCGGTATTGTATAGTATAGAGGGCAGCCTGTGTCCTGACGACTGGATTTTGTCGAGTTCGGAAAATCCATCAAGAGCTTGTTTGGGGTGGGAGTGGTACATTGCTATAATTTTTCCCAGACTACTGGCTTTGAGATAATCTTTAGGACAAATTGAGAAGCGCCTGTCTCTCTGTTCGGCTTTGTTTTTGCAGGGGAAGACTATGTTCACTTTATCTTTAGAGGAAAACACAACGAGACCGCAGCACTCGTTCTCGATATCGCTCAGAGAGTGCTTCTTGATTTCGCTCTTTATGTAATCGTCTACAAACATATTTAATTACTTGTTTACCGCGGGAAACCCGCCAAATGGAAGATTGCCCATTTTGTCTCCTATTAAATGCCCCATGCCTAATGAGGTTAAATAAGGTCTGCTCCAACGAAACGAGCATCCACGTAACGTTTTGGAGCATTCGTCTTGAATCCAATAGGCCTTATTTGGGGGTATAACGTTTCTTGGCACAGCTTTTTTAGCGACAAAATAATAACTTATTCCATCTTTTTGTAAGAAAACCGTGGATGAAATTGGATACTCTTCATCGGGGGTCCACAAAGTAGGTTCTGACTCGGGGAGCATCTCTAAGAGTCCGCCTTGTATTACGAGCCCGTCTTCGCTTCTGACGGTAAAAATTGATTCATCGTTTTCGTTGGCAACTGGCGGCGCAACGATTGGCAATTTTGAGTTGCCTATGTCGCCATGGACCTCTTTGCTTCTATTGCTCATGGTGCCTGCTTCTAGTTGTGGGTCACCGTATAAAAAGGTAAGGTCTTCAACCAGAGTTATGCGTTGCCAATACGGAATATGATCATATACGGATTGCGTACGCAGGATCGGCACTTCTCGGGGTACTTCATCTGCTGCCACCCCTTCGGGGAGGTTGAGGTTCGTGGAGCTGCGTATTGGCGAGTTCTTGAAACTGCGCCTGTCCTCCTGCGGCGAGCGAGCGTTGAAGTCTTGCGCGCCGGGGTTTATGGCGGTTATTTCTGCCGACCCGCCGTACTCGTACATACAACCTTCCCCTCGATACTGCCATTGACACGTACCCTGTATAACTCTTCTATATGGTAATTTGACGTTTTCTATGTCGAGCGCAGAAGACAATTCGAACTCTAACACCTGTTTGGTCTCTCGACTTTTTCTGTCTAGATAAAATATGTCTCTGGGGAATTCTGCGTTTGAGTCTGGGTCAAATCCGTCTGGTATGTCGGACGTCTCAAGATCGAACCCGGCGGCCCTGAAGTTCTCTTCGTCTAGGTATTTAGCGAAGGTACGTATTCTGGTTACCTTTGCCCCTATAAGTTCAGCTAAGTTGATCTGACTTTTTAATACGGAAAATTCTTCGATAGCATCTTCACCGGCGAATATGCTAAGTTTCGGTTTTGGTAGCGTTCCCTTGGCGGAGGTTTCGAACCCCTCTGCAAATATTGGCGCGGGAATATATCTCTGTCCTTTCCAATGGATTGAGTTTTTGGTTAGAAACAAGTTGTTGTGAAATCTGAAAATATGAAATTGGGGTTCCACAACAACGTTCCTGTCTCTAAGCTCTATTACGTTGCTAGTAAGCAGGTCGGTAATGTCTAGTTCCCAAAGAGTAATCAAGGCAGACGGGTTAGCCGACATGCTCTCGGTTGTAACCTTGCGGGTAGCTTTTCTCGCTTCAGCTTTATTCATTAGTACGATGCCGTTTGTTCGAATTTTAAGCCCATAGACTGATTGTCGTAAAAATTAAAGCTATTATTCCAATTTCTACACACAAAGAACTGATCTTTTATTGAATTGAGGGGATCGGGTGGCTCAAAGATGAAGGCCTCTAGCGCCCCTCTGGCGTGTAAAAAATGAAGAATCGCTTGCGTTTCTTGGGTTGATCTTAGCTCAAACCTGACATCAAGGGCTATTAGGTTATTGTTTATGTTGGGGGAAACTCTCTGTTCGTACCCGTCTCCAAATTTAATGACTTTCACAATAGGGGCGAAATTTGAGGCGGTTTGGTACGAGGGTTGCCAGAAAAAGTGGGGTCTATCTTTGCCAGAACTGGACCGCACTCCTCCCCATTCAGTTGTTGTAATGTCGGGTATGACGCCTGCGTTGTTCTCTATGGCGTACCAGTGTTTGTTGGATCCGGACGGATACCTAACTATGTCGTTTTTTGCGTAAGTTGCGCCAGCTTCCCAAGTGGGAATATCAAATATAGAAGCCATATTTATCCTTTTACCTTTCTCACTATTTTACACATTTATATTTAGTTTATGAAAAACATAAAAGGTGTAATTACATGAGGAGAAAGGTGATATGGCATTTGGGAGAATAACTAGAGGAGAGCAGCGTTTTTTCTTGGACGAAACGGAGGTAAATGGTGTCCAAAACGTACAAATAGGGTATAATCTTGGTGGACAACCCACTAAATTCTTGGGGGGGCTGGGTGCAGACGTTTCTCCGACTCACCCGTCAGCAAGTCACCCGGTGGGCGGCGTAGATGCTAGCGCTAGCGTAGATATGCTGATGATGAACGCGGGGGATGACCCGTTTTATGAGTTTACTGGAAATCGAGGGTTTAACGGTTATATTATTAAGGACAGCCCACAGTTGCGAGGGGACGCAGCTAGGGGTAACGCCGCCTATAACTTCTCTTTCAAATCAGGGTATTTAACTTCGTATTCGACCTCTTGGTCTTTGGGGGGGTTGCCTCAAATAAGTGCCGATATACAAATTTTCAATAGAGCAGGTAGGATGCATACGGACGATATACCTGACGCGATAATAGGGCAAGATCAAACCTCTGCAAGGGCGATACCAGACCCGGGGGCGATAGACATAACTTTGATGGACGAACTGAGCTCTAATCGTTTAATGTCGTATTCTGTGAATATATCTTGCCAAAGAAATCCGAAGTTTTATTTGGGGAGTAGATACGCCTCGTTTATAGACTTAATTAGCCCGGTTGTGGTGACTTGTGATTTTCAAATTGAGGTCGATGATTATCTTGCGCACAACGTTGACGCGTATCCGTGCGACACTATCAAAAGGGACTTAACGATCAATATCAAGGAGAAAAATACTGATAATTTGTTGAGGACATATGGTTTCCCAAACTTGCAGTTGTCTTCGGAAACTTATCAGGTGGGGGTAAACGGGAACGCCGTAGTAAACGTTAAGTACGCGGGGTATATTCCTGTAGCTTCTTAGCTAAATTTTGTGTAAAAAAGATAGGAAAAAGGAAGTTTAATGGCTCTGTTTTTTAATAAATGCAATGTTGCGGTAAATGGTTCTGGAATAATGGCCCAGAGCGCTTCTATAACTAGAGCCAACTCCCTCTCTCCGATAAGATCCGTGGGAAAAAAGGGCATCATATACCAAGCGCCGACCGGACCATTAACAACCAGATACAATATGTCGTACATTGTGGAGACAAACAATGAACCGAACTACAACATCGTACAGGCACTTAAGGCTACCGAGAACCAATTCCACAACACACCAATAATAGTCGAGGTTGGGGGGATACGTGCGTCCTGTTACTTGACGAATTACTCATTGAGTTGTAGCCCAAACGAGCCGGTTACCGCCTCGGTTTCTTATCAAAGCTACAGGGACACGACGGGTTCGCTCTCGTCTAATACGGCAACGTCCGTTTATTACAATATTCAAAGGTCGTCGGGCATAGCTCATGGTTGGACAAGTTTCATATCTACGTCTGTAAGCGCAATGACAAACAAAAGCTATGGTTTCGATTACGGTTTTGAGATGACTTGGCAACCAGCCTTCTCCTTTGGGCGGTTGCACCCATATGACGTGAGGTTTATCAACGCAACCGAAACTATAACGCTAGAAAGAGATACTGCTTATGACGTGACTTTTTCTGGTCAAAAAGCTGGCCCCTTGCTCTTTGGCTCTGAACCAGATAAAAATATAAATTTACATGCTGTGGGGGTGTTGTGCGACTCTGACTCCACCAGTGGGCCGCCGGTTGAGTTAGAGGTGGGCGGCCCTACGTGGTCTAAGCTTTCGTTCGATATATCCGAAGCCACAATCATAGAGAACTCTCTCAATGCGAGTTTAAATGACTTGGTTATGTCAACGCTAATTATGAAAAATTATTACTAATGTATTTAACGTATAAAGATTGCAGATTGACATTGGACGGTATAGAGTACTATGCCTCTAACGTAGCAATTAGTCTGCGTAGCTCTATACGGCCCGTATATGGTCTGGGGGACAGGTACAACATAGGAGCTCGCGCTTATGCGGCAGATAACGGTGTAAACGGGGAGCTTAGTTTTAGTTATTATCTAACGGGGGCAGATCCATTAAGAAATAAATTCTCGGAAGATGACGAAAACCCAATCAGTGGAAATTTTGGGGGGGCGTTTTTTAAGAGTGGATACCTGAGATCATATCAAATAAACGCTAAACCCCATGGAGTAGCTGAGGTGTCTGCCTCTATAACTTTCTATGACAATCTATCCGCTAATTTATCTGGTACTTCTGTGGATTTTCCTCAGCAATTGGCTCCTGATAATTTAAATGTTTTAAGTTTTTCGGACATGGTTATTGGACTCACGGGTGGTTTTTCTAATTCCACGATGGAATCTATTCAGAGTATATCTTTCGGCTACCAAGCAGACATAAAGGCTTCTTACAAGCAGGACGAAACTATACCGCAAAGAGTTGTAATTGGGGAAAAGACAGCTAACTCAACAGTGGTAACCAACAATTTAACGGGGACAATGCCGATAACCGGAGAGCATGTAGATATAACGATGTATCTCAACCATCCCTCTGGGACATCTCAAGAGACTTATAGAATAAAAGGGAGAATAACAGATAAAACTATAAACGCTGACACAAATGGATTTATTACAAAT